TGTACATTATTCTTCTTCATCTTCCTTTTTTACATCGGAAATATCGGAAATACTCTTAGGATCTTCGTCCCTTTTAAACAATCCACCGTCCGACCAATACAATTCAACATCAAATGTACCCTCTTTCTCGAGCTTGACAGTTTCCCTACGTCCAAACTTATCCGGATATTTACGCTCTAAGATCCACGCAGAAGCTTGCCAAGATCCATTATCAGCAGATCTTCTTATATTTGCTAGGTTTCTTATGACAGAAGTAGATTCGCTTAGGGTTATATCTTCCCACTTACTTTGGTACGGCTCAACGCCTTTTTCAGCCATTTCACGCCAATTGCGGAAAGTTCTACTAGATATACCGGCAAAGGCACAAGCATCTTCTATATATGCGCCAACACTTAATGCGTCATTTAACCTTTTCCATACAACAGGATCGTCGAATTTATGTTTAGAGATTTCCATTAGCTAAATATCTCTTTATTATTGTCCCGAAAAAATATTTCGACCTCTTTAGTAATGTCTGTGAACTCGCTATATACGTCATAGTGTTTATTGTAATCGCCATAAACCTTAATGCGATCCATTGACCAACGGCCAAAAATATTATCTTTTGTATCGTCGTTAATATGGTGGTATATGTCGCCACCACCAAGTTCTTCGTTTTTTAGATCCGACAATAACACAAACAAATAATTAGGCATTTCATGGGTATTGTTTAAAGCTTCCCAATGCTTTGCGTTTGTTTGGATCTTTTCTCTTTTATCTAAATTAGCAATACCGTAATATTGTCCCATTATTTGCCCTTAAATATAGTTTGTTTAGGAGGTTGTTCTTCAATTTGTGCCGGTGGTATTATCGTCAAAGCAATTTCAATCAAGTTTTTTATTTGTTCAACTTCATCTTCATCAAACTTCACAGCTAATTCTTCGGCTTTCTTTACATATTCTTCGTGTTGAAAGTCCAACGGCGTAACGATTGATAGTAATAAGCAACTAAACAACGCGTCCGTTGGGGTTTCTATATTAGGCATTAGTTTCCTTCCTCAAATAGATCTATGACATTATCAAATTTCTTAGATCTTGTTCTTAATTGTTTAAACGCTTCAGTCATTTCAAACATTAAATATTTTTCCATGTCATCAATATCCGCGTCTTTATATTCGTAAGTGTTTTGATTTGATAAATTACCAAGCAATTGGATTTGTTTTGCAGTATTGTTTACTCGCTTTTTCCCAACTCTTTTAAATTTATCTTGTTTAGTTTCTTTTGGATCGAGCACTTATTCTTCCTCGCTTTCTTTATCGTTTTGTTTTTCCGTTACTACGAAATATTCGTCCTTTAAAAGATCTTTCTTATTATTCTTTGTGAGATCTCTTGCTTTTCTTGACATATACTTTGCAAAAACTTCATGCGGGTTTTTATACCCAAATACATTTAAAGTTACTGTGTCATCGTAAAGCCAAGACAAGTCGCTAATCTTTGCACCTTTTTGAGTCGTGTAAACACTATATGTAAATTCTTGTTCGATTTTTTGCATTATTTCCAAAACCTTTCAGCAACCGGAATATCTTCTTTTATATCTATGTTTGCTTCCTCAATGTTTGTATCAATCCAATCTCTGTGAATATGATTTCCCCACAAAGTTCTTAGATCGTTTTCCGGATTATAAGCATAAGAATTTACAAAATTATCTATTCCAATCTTGAATAATCCATAATAGCTTTTAGTTATTTTAAAATTAAGAACTCTTGTTTTACCGTCAATCGTTCTAAATCTATCAACATATATTTTAACGCCGACAAGATCGCTAAACTTCCAACCCCGTTGCCTTAAATTCCCACTTAAATAAGCAAGAGTATCACTTGCTAAAGTATTCATAACATGACCAGTATTGCTTGGTAAATCGTGATATTCGGCCACGCCATTAATTTTTTCTAATCCTAATTTATAATATGTCTTCATTTCGTCCCCTTTTTTTATTTCTTTATTAACCATAATAAGAGTTTATACACAGTTAAAAATAAAGACAACAATCTTTTAATATATATTTAATATAATTTTAAAATATAATACTTGCCTTAAATCTAAAAGCTTCACATAATGTAGTCATGGTTAATAAAAGAAAAGAGGAAACTATGACTAACAAACTAGACAATAACCAATTTGAGTACAAAGACAAAGATCAAATAAAATCTTTCATTCTAAAAATGGACTATGAGCGTAAATATAAATATTGCTTTGTAAGTCCACAAGAAGTTCTTGAAGATTTAATTGAAAAAGCAAGAGAAGATATTTCTACTGCTGAAATGATATATGAATATAGAGGACGACTTCATAAAGCGAAGTACGAAGCCGAGAAGAATATGCTTCAAAAACAATTAACACATTTGTTAGATGTTTATGAAGATATTAATAAAGGCGAACTTGAATACGATATAGCAAAAGAGGGATCCGAATGAGTCAATTTGCATTTATATATTTATTGTTTTGGATGTGCGTATTCTTTTTAGCAATAATTACTATTACGGGATTAGCTTTATTTATATATACAACTTTTTTCGAAGTCAAAGAAGTTCAGATATATAAATTAGATCGAGATATAATTAATTATCTTGATAACGTACACGAAGCCCTTGAAAGAGGTGAAGTAGTTAATTTTAAGCGTTAGGCGTTTGCCTAGCGAGTGGGACATTTGGCCTATCATTGTTTCCCCTTTGATAGATATTAACCATATTCCGCGCCGGTGTTCCACTCGGTAGGCAACTACCACAAGATTGGAGGAATATGGAAAAGACAAAGCCGTCGATTCAAACCGACGCAGGTAAAGTTCTTGTTATATTACAAGACAATCAAGACTGGGTATGCGGTACACATTTCCAACAAGGAAATAATCGATTCCAAAAATTCATACCAACTTACGCACAAAGGGTAAGCGATCTTAATAAATTAGGTTATGAGATCTCAAGCCAAAAATGTATTATGCATGCACATCGTGGAAACGTAGCTATGTATAGAATTAAACTAAATGAGCCAAAACAAGAGAGGTTAGCAATATGATGAAAAGAGATGAGTCGATAGTAGTTCAAGTAGCGTTTAAAGGCGCGATTGAATTAGCTGTTGCCGGTAAAATAGAAATAGCAGATGTTGAAAGTACAACTAAAGCATTCAACAAAGTAATGGTAGATCTAATACCAGAGGCCGAAGCTGAAGAAGGTAAATTCTACAAATCAAACTTGAACTATAACAAAGTCGGTAATAGTGCAAGTGATAAACAAATTAACTTCATCAAACAATTGAAGCCACAAACTACTAAAGCTATGCAAGATAAAGTTGATAGTCTTAACTTTGATGATCTAAAAGCAAAAGACGCTTCAAAACTAATTGAAGATCTACTCGCAGATAAAGAAGCAAACACGCCACCACCGTTCTAAGAACTCCGTGGATAAGAAAAATGAGGGAAGATCCGGAAAAAAACGAGTCGAAAAAAAACCGGATCTAACCTCAAACTTAGAAAGCCAACTATATTTTTCTATTATACCGGAATGGGTTATAGATTGCGACATTAACGCACAAGCCAAAGTCTTATATTGTATTTTGCAAAGATATGCAGATAAGGAAACCGGACGTTGTTGGCCTGCTATATCAACGTTAGCTAAACGTATGCGAGTTAGCGATTCAACAGTAAAGAGATCGCTAAACGAATTAGTATCAGTTGGTGCATTAACTAAAGTAGCTAGATACGATCAAGATTCTGGTGAGCAAACAAGCAACTTATATACAGTTATACAAGTACCCCCGTTCATGTATGACCTAGCCCCCAGTTCTCCTAAGAACTACAAACTAAAGTCACTTAACCAAAGTCAAGATATTGCGAAAGCAATTTTCGTAGAACTTTGTAACGCTATTGGCCGTAAACCAATTACACAAAGTGAAAGAGGCGGGTGGAATAAAGTTGTTAAAGAATTGAAAGAAGCGGGTGTTAAACCTGATGAAATACCTGATATGGTAAAAGTGTACAAAGAATATTTTAAAGGTATGACATTAACACCGTATGCTATTGCTAAACATTGGGCATTATTAAAACAAGTTAAAGAGGAAACGCTACCTAAACCGCCAAGAGATTGCGAAAAAGTGGGACACGGATACGTTTTCTTAGATCAAATTTCAAAGTGTAGGTTTTGTGGACATGAAAAAATTAATACTTAATAATCACTAAAATAGCCCATACCTTTTAAGATCTCAACACAAACATTTTCTACATTATCTAATTCAAAGCACACAATACCATTTTCTGTACCGTCCGGCATAGCAACATAAACAAATGGCTTAGACATATTTCCTATTTGCTGATGATTTGTATCGCTTTGTAACTTAGCTTTCTTAAATAGTTTATTTAATGGCTCAACTTGTTTACCTGCTTTAACTTCAAATCTTACGCCCGACTTCCAGTTTTCTTCGTGCGCGTCTGCACCATGAAACCTATTATCTGGTATTTGCATTTTCTTTTTAACCAAGTTTTGTTTTCTTCTGCCTTTAGATCTATTTCTACGATTTATACAAGTCCGGCACTTGCATTTTGTTTTAACTTCGTCTGTATTGGGACACTTACCGGCCATACGTTTTTGTGAATTAGATTGCCCCATACCTTGCATACCTGCATATTTTTTCTGTTTATATTCGGCATAACTTTCACCAGGAAGCCACTCAACCTTATTTGGCAAACTTTTCTTCCATAAATTCTTTTACAACGCCTGTTGTATCTTTAACCATTTTCCGTTCTGCGATCTCTTTCTTTTTTGATTCTTCTTCGGCCATGCTATCGCACTTAGCCATATTTTCACGATAGTAACATACAACAGATATTCTTTCAGCGTCATCACTTTTCATTTCTAATTTAGTATTGCCGTGCCATTCGTGAGCATTAAATATTAATAGATCTCTATGCCCAACATTAAAAGCTATTCTGTATTCCGGTAAGGTTAAGTATCCGCCCTCGTATTCGCCTTTGGCAATTACAGCAAGAGTTGATATACCCTCGTCCAAATCGCCTTTATCTGTATGAACACCAGTTGGATATGAATTATTAACAGTTATGGTTGTGAATGGCGTTCCCTCAATAACCCAATCCGGATGAGTACGATTTACAAATTCCATTTGTGCTTCGTATCTTTTAGGCGCTACACGTTGCATTTCACTACCAATTTTTTGAAACAACGGAAATAGCTCTGAATACTTTTCTACTTCGTTCCCGCTCCAAGCTGTTAAACGGCAATATGGTGTATTATTTTTAGGATCAAAACCACCAATAGTTGTACTTGCAATTGGTTTAACTGTACTAGATCTAGTACCGCCTGTTTGTCTTTTGTATTGTGGTAAGCCACTAGCGAGTGTACGGTTGTTAGTTTGATACTTTTTGAGATCGTGTAAGACAGGGTATGTATTGTTCACAATTTCTTCTGGTATCACGTTACGTTGGTACACCGCTAGTATCTCACCGTTTAGGCCACGTACCGTAGTGTCTTTATGAATTAGTAAATTGTAGTCATCGTCCGTTAAAATCTTACCGATCTTTTGTTTAAGTTCTTCTTCTGAAATTTTAGATCTTAGTCTTAGTTCAATCATGTTCTATTATACCAAACATTTAAGTAATTCTTCGTATAAATCTTCAGTACTTTTCTCAATATATGCCCCGTATTCCATATATCCGCATTCGATAATATGCGCATTGTACTCTTTAGCGAGTTTTTTATGTTTAGTTAAACGGCCTTTTTGCCATGTAAGGTTTTGTTTTGATAAATTATTTTCCATAGATCTAGCTAGAGATCTATTTTGTCGTATGTTTTCGTCTAGTTCTAGGTAAAATATATGCAAATTGCCGTATTCTTTAGCTAAATCGAAGTAAGTTCTATTAGCAAGTCGATCGCCCTCACCTAAAATGTATTTAATTTTGTCTTTACTATCCCATAATTTGTATAGATCCGGCATTTTATCAATTGCAGTAAAACTTAGAGTATCTGTTCCTGCATATACAGGCGCAGTTTTACCAAGTTGTATATTGTATTTACTATCTTTTGAATGTAGATCCTTTTGTATGCGATATGCTATTGGTGTTTTAACTGATTCCATATCAAACCAATGTTCAGTAAACAATTTTACTAATGTTGTTTTACCAGTTGCTGGTGCGCCTAAAAAGTATATGGTGTCCATTATAAAGTAGCGATCCATTGTGCTATTAAATCCGGTGCTAATGCATATCCAGTTCTATGAAAGCCACCAATAGAAGTCACTCTTTCCCCAAGTTGTGGCTCTATTACTTTCTTATCATCAGCTTGTGTTCTAATACCCATTGATAATTCCCAATCATCAACCTTAGATACGAGCCCAAGTTCTTCACAAAGCTTTTTCATTTTATAGATCTCGTT